GGGGAACTTTAATAACTAAAACCATACATGGTAATATTATGCATCCCGAAGAAAAATCTTGGACAAGAAACCAGGTTGAGCCAGTTGATTTACGTAACTCACCAGACTATACCTTGATCTACGGTGTTGATGTTAAAGAAGGTTCTTCCGAATGTATTATTGAATATGACGATAATAGAAGAAAAAATAGAACCTGGCACATACCCATAAAAAATAATAACTTTATAATGTTTCCGGCTACTAATAAGTATTCTTTTTCACCCAATACTTCTAATGGCTTAAACATAATTTTAACTATTAACTATGAATATATCTAATTATTACTGGTATTTTGAATCTGCAATTCCATCAAGAATTTGCGATATGATTGTGCAATATGGTAAAGCAGAAAAGAAAAGAGAAATAATGGCTATTACGGGAGGTTTTGGTAGAGATCGAGATTTAGATAAGAACCCTTTGAATGAGGAAGAAATAAAAAATCTACAGAAGAAAAGAGACTCAAATATTGTTTGGATGAATGATCATTGGATATATAAAGAAATACATCCTTATGTTCATATGGCAAATAAAAATGCAGGTTGGAACTTTGAATGGGATTGGTCAGAATCTTGTCAGTTTACTATTTATAAAAAAGGTCAGTATTATGATTGGCACTGCGATAGTTGGGATAAACCTTATGTGGAAGAAGGTCCAACAAAAGGTAAGATTAGGAAATTATCTATAACGGTAACGTTAACAGATCCAAAAGAATACAAAGGTGGAGAGTTAGAGTTTGATTTAAGGAATGAGGATCCTGATAAAAAACCTAATATTAGAACATGCACAGAAATATTACCAAAAGGCTCGTTGGTTGTGTTTCCATCTTTTGTATGGCATCGAGTCAAACCAGTAACAAAAGGAGAAAGGAATAGTCTAGTAATATGGAATCTAGGTTATCCATTTAAATAATATGAAACAAGGCGGAAGTAGTACACCAAAAAAACCAGAAGGACATGTAGATTTTAAATCTTCATTTTATTTCCAAACACCGATATGGATTGCAGAGGCACCCATGTTTTTGAAAAACGGAATTAAAGTAACAGATAAATATATTAAGAAAGCTCAAAAAAATTTAAAAGATAAATTAAAAAATGAACCTAAATGGAAAAAAGATATAGGTAGTTTTGGTTTATCTTATCATAGTGAAAGTTTTTCTAACGATCCTAAAATAAAAGAGCTTGTTCAATTTATAGGACAACGATCTTATGAATTTTTAGATTGGCAAGGATTTAATTTACAAAACCATAGCCTACACTTTACAGAATTTTGGGTGCAAGAGTTTACTGAAAAAGGTGGTGGTCATCATGATACCCATGTTCATTGGAATCAACACGTATCAGGATTTTATTTTTTAAAATGTAGTGAAAAAACATCTTATCCTATTTTTCACGATCCAAGACCTGGTGCGGAAATGACAAAACTATTCGTAAAAAATCAAGAACAAATTACGTTAGCATCTAATCAAATTCATTATAGACCAAAACCAGGAACGATAATTATTTTTCCAGGTTATGTTCCACATCAGTTTGCAGTGGACCCAGGTTTAGAGCCATTTAGGTTTATACACTTTAATATTAAAGTTGTTGAATCAGCAATATCAAAAGAAAGGAGTCAAAAAAATGAGCTTCAAAAAAAATAAATATCTTGTAATTAAAGAAGCTGTACCAAAAGAGATAGCAGAATTTGTGTACAATTATTTTTTATTGAAAAGACAAGTTGCTAGAACATTTTTTGATCAAAGATACATTTCTCAATTTACAGAAGAGTTTGGTGTATGGAATGATAAACAAGTTCCAAATACATATTCTCACTATGCAGATATAGCTATGGAAACTTTGCTTATGAGAACTCTACCTATTATGGAAAAGAAAACAGGATTAAAATTATACCCAACATATTCGTATGCAAGAATATACAAACCTGGTGATGTTTTACATAGACACAAAGACAGATTTAGTTGTGAAATATCTACAACATTAAATCTAGGTGGTGATCCTTGGCCTATATATTTAGAACCTAAAAAGAATGTAGGTATACCTGATGGTAAAAAGATAACTGTATCGAGCAATAACAAAGGTGTTAGAGTTAATCTAAAACCTGGAGATATGCTAGTTTACAGAGGTATGGAATTAGAACATTGGAGAGAAGAATTTCAAGGCGATAATTGTGCCCAAGTATTTCTACACTATAACGACCAAAAATCTAAAGATGCGGATAAAAATGTAAATGATAGAAGACCGCATTTAGGACTTCCAGCTTGGTTTAAAAAGTGATATATCTTTAGACTGGGGAGAGTGTCACCACCATAACACCACACTCTTCCCTGTTTAAGGATATATTATGTTAGGATTAAGTGCATTTTCAGAGTTTCCGTTTGCAACAGCAGCTGAGGATAGAAACGTAACTATTACAGCTACTAAGACATCGTTAACAATAACGATAGGTAGCATAGGTATTACGGCTGATTCTATTGTAGAGAACGTTTCAGGTAGTCCATTAACACTTGGTTTTGGTACATTATCTATAACTGGAGAAGCTAATTTAAGCCCTACAGGCAGTCCACTAACCCTGGCTACCGGAACAGCTGTTGTTTCAGCAGATGCCAACGTATCAGTCACTGGAAACGCATTGACTATGTCAACAGGCACTGTTACAATAACGGCAGCAGCAAATGTAGACGTTACTGGTAGTGGATTAACGCTAGATACTAAAGACGCTACAGCTATAACATGGAGTGGAATAGTGCCAGGCGCAACAATGGTCTGGACACCAATAGAACCTTATTAATATGGCATCAAGTTTTTCTACAGATACTAAATTAGAACTCATAGCAACCGGTGAAAAAGCTGGTTTATGGGGAACAATAACAAATACAAATTTACAAATATTAGAACAATCAGCTACAGGATATTTAAGTCAATCCATGGCCTCTGGAGATGTTACGTTAACATTAACAAACGGTGCTACTTCAGATGGTAAAAATGCTTTTTATGAATTAACTGGAACTTTAACTGGCAATAGAACTTTGATCATGCCTAGCGGTGCAGAGAGATCTATTATTGTAAAAGACTCTACAACAAGAGGTAGCAGTTCTACACTTTTCTCTTTATCCGTGCAAACAGCTAGTGGAACTAGTGTACCTATTCCAATAAATGCAACTGTTGCAGTTGTGTCAGATGGCACAAACATGAAGTTAGGATTATTGTCAAAAGGTTATGGAACTGTAAACTCTGCGTCTGTAACTGCATATACTGCTGTTGCTGGTGATCAACTTTTAACAAACACTACAACTGCAGGTATTTCAATTACATTACCTACGTCAGCTGCGACCGGTGATGAATTAACAATAGTAGACGCTAGAGGAACTTTTAACTCGAATAATTTAACAATAGCTAGAAACGGTCACAATATAAATGGATCTGGAAGCAACTTAGTATTATCAACAAATGGTCAAGCTATAACTTTAGTATACGTTGACTCGACTCGTGGCTGGGCTTTCAAGACAAACACCGCGTAGGGGGATGAACTATGCCTCTTACAAGAGTTAATTTTGCACCTGGAATAGATAAACAAAACACAACTGTTGGAGCAGAAGGACGTTGGGTAGATTGTAATAATGTAAGATTTAGATATCAACTACCAGAGAAGGTAGGTGGTTGGTCTTCTTTAGTTACAGATACTATTGTTGGTGTGGCTAGAAAAATGTTTCCATTTGTAGATCTTGATGGAAATAGATATGTAGCCATTGGAACAGACAAACTGTTATTATTATATTTTGAAGGTCAGCTTTACGACATAACACCTTTAGATGCTGTAATTAATAATGCAACTATACAAACATTTTCAGGATCAAGCTTAGTAACAATTACAAGTAGCACTGCTCATGGTTTAGAACCTGGTGATATTGTTTTTCTAGACGATACGACACTACCAGGTAGTAGTGGTTATTCTACATCTGATTTTGATGGTAAAAAATTTCAAGTTACATCTGTTTTAAATGCAACACAATTTCAAGTAACAGTAACAACTTCAGGCACACCAGCAAACGCTGGTCCTGGCGGCAGCATAGATATTGCACCTTATGTTAGAATAGGTCCAGCTGCACAATCCTATGGTTATGGTTGGGGCATATCTGAGTGGCAAGGATCTGTTGCTGGTGCTGCAACATCAACTTTAAATGGTGCATTGTTAAATGATACGAACGGTACGGGTGGATCTGGGACAAATATTACATTAGCTTCAACAACAAACTTTACCTCTGCTGGTAGAATATTGGTAGAAGAAGAATTAATATCTTATGCATCTATTGCTGGTGCTAATTTACAATCTATTGTAAGAGAGGTAAATGGAACAAGCAAAGCTGCTCACTCAGATGGGACAGCTGTAACAGATGCTACAAACTTTTCTGACTGGGGTGAAGCAACAGTTGCATCAACGGTGCAACTAGAACCAGGACTTTGGTCATTAGATAATTTTGGACAAGTGTTAGTAGCAACGATTGCTAACGGTAAAACATTTACTTGGGATGCAGGGGGCACATTACCTTTAACAACGAGAGCTGCAACAACCACTTCTGGTTTTGCAACGGGTAACAATCCTACTGCAACAAGAGCTAGCTTAATATCACCAACAACAAGACACTTAATTCATCTTGGAACAGAAACAACAATAGGTGATCCTACGACACAAGACGATATGTTTATAAGATTTTCTGATCAGGAGGATATAAATACATATGCTCCCTCTGTAACTAATGCTGCAGGCACACAAAGATTACAAGATGGTAGTAGAATTATCGGATCATTAAAAGCTAAAGAAACAATTCTAATATGGACGGACAATGCACTATATACCATGAAATTTATAGGTGCACCTTTTACATTTGGTTTTGAACAAGTGGGTACAAACTGTGGACTTATAGGTAAGAACGCTGCGGTTGAGGTAGATGGTGTCGCTTATTGGATGAGTCCCAACGGTTTCTTCTTC